TTTTGGCAGCAGCGATAACATCCACTGCGCTGTCCTTGTTGCTAGACCGCAGCCCGCGCAAACCTTTCTCATCGGTGTAGGACTCAAGCGGGCCGTTAGTCAGCGCCGTGTACACAAGCGGCATGTGCTGATCGGCTTTGCGCACGTTGTACATGGCCTGCGTAAACAGGTCGTCGTTGCCCATATCCTTGGCACCGCGCTTAAGAACTTCCTGAACTGCGGCCCGCATGTCCGCAGTATTCATCTCGGCTTCGAGCGCCAAGTTAGAACCCATGCGCTCCTTGAAGGTTTTAGGCTGGGCAATGACGCGGTCAGCCAGATCAGTCAGGGCGTTCTCGGATTCATACCGGGGCTTAGCCGTGCGGTAGTTAATTGTGTTTGCTTGAGCTTTACCGGGCGCAGCGGTGCCGCCTTCAATAACAAACCTACGAGCGTTGGCCACCAATTCAAGCACGTCGTTGTCAGTGACTTTTTCAATTCCAAGAACGCGTTTCATCCACGCTTTGAAGTCCGCAACAAGTTTGGCCAGACCCCTGCGTTCTTCTGGCGTAGGAGCCCCTTCTGCCATTTCGGCAAGAACTTCTTCCACCGCAGTGTTCTGATCCAGCGACGCAACAGCTTTTATCCGCGCATCGGCTTTTGCTCTGACAGCGCGATTGCCGTTGTAAATATCCTGCATGGTCTTGGTATACCCTGCGCCCAGAATGCGGCGCAGGCCAAAGTGCCCGGCCACTTCGTGCAGCACAGTCAAGACAATATCTTCCTGATAAAACAGTTTGTCTTCTACAAGGTATACAGCGCCCGTGCGCTCGTCATACACGCCCGGAATTTGCCCTTCAACACCGTCGCGGATTGCTTGTTCCTTGATGTGGTTAGGCAGCGCATTAAAGTTCTCAGCTACTAGCAGGTTGGGCACGTTGGCCCAGTTATTGGTTAACTCGTTGACAAAGTTCAGCAGGGTGTCGCGCTTGAGCGCGGGGCCGCTGCCTGTGGCAATTCGATAAAGGGCACTACGCGGTTTGCCTTTTGTGGCTGCCTTAAGCTCAGCTTGTTTTTCTGCCATCTGGCTGTCAATACGGTCACGGACACCTCTAAGGCGCGCCGCTTCTTCCGTGTTGCCATCCGCAACAGCATCGACCAGCCGGTCTTCCACGGTCATCCGCACCTTCTCAAGGGCGTCCATTTCCCCCAAGATGCGATCTTCAGTGGTGTCCGCCTCTTCCACCGGTTTGATGGGTGGTAGTTCTCGGGCTTTGCCGCCCTGTTGAACTTTAGCCCGCGTGCTGAGCTTGCGTTCTTCAGGTAGTGAAGTTGCATCACTGGGTGTAGCAAACGGACCTTTGCGTTTTTCAACCGCTTCAAGATTGCCCGTGCGAATGTTTCCGGCAGTGCGGGTCAGTGCAACCACAGGACCAACCTTGCGCGGCCCCAAACGCTCTCCAGCTTCCACAGGCTGCGCGGCTTGACGCCCCGTTGCTGCCAGCTCGGTGCGCTTAATACCAAACTGGGCCGAGCGCTTGGTCATCAACTCCCGAAGCTCTTTCTTGTATTTACGCAGCTCGCGCTCGCGGGACTCGCGGGTGGTAGCGCTGATTTTTTTCTCTTTAAGTCCTGCTTCGTTGTTCTTAATGTTGGTCTCAACCTTAGCAATCCGCTTGTCCAGCGCCGCCACAGCCGCATTACGAACTTCCGGATCATTAGAGAACAGCGCAGTCAGCTCCGCTTCGCGGGCAGACAAAGTTTCAAGATTAGCTTGTGCGGTGGCTTTCTCGCGTTCGTATGTGGCTAAATCATCAACCAGACTGCGAACGGTTCTGTCTTCAATTTTTGTGCCCGGGGGGTACGGTTTCAAACTCTTCGCCAACCGATCCCGCGCTTCACGCAACGCAGGCAAACCTGCAAGCTCAGACTTCAACTCCAGCTTGGCCATAAAGCTGCGCGGGCGTTTCTTGCCTTTGGCTTCTAGCGCGGCAATCTCTTTATCCAGCTTCTTAAGTTCTTTCTCTGCCGTCTTAATATTCTCTTGCGTTGCAGGGATAGCCTCATCAGCGGCAGCAATAACAGCGTCAAGCCCGGCTTTGGTCTCCTCCGTCGCACCCAACTCTTCAAGAAGGTCACGGCGCTTTTCCGTGCTGATGCGCTGACCCTCAAAGCTAGCGGGGTCACGGCCAATAGCTTCTAGCAGGCGTTGCTGTTGAGCGTCTTGGGCCTTAGTCTGCTGCGCAGTCTCAGGCTTAGTTGCTTTTGCGCGGTCACGATTACGCTTAAAGGATTGCAAGGCCCGCACGGGCGCAGACTGCTCATTGGCAACATCTAGCGCGGCTTGAACCTGTTGGACCAACGCCTTTTCACTGTCCGTAGCTGCGTACAACACTTCTGCCACGGTGGTGTCTTCGGAGATACGGTGCGCAATCTCCCTGCGTGACAATCCAAGCCCGTCTTCAACCTTCTTAACTTCGGCAAGGCGCTCGCGCTGTTTGGCCTCTACGGCAGCAACGGCACGCTGTGCGTCCTGCGTCTGAATACGAGCGTCAGCAATTTCATCGCGGTTCTCAGCAATATCAAATTGCGAATCCCGGACAACTTCCAACGACAGCCCCGCGTTCAGAAGCTTTTCGCCCAGCGTATCAATAGCGTTGTTCTGCGCCGCAAGCTGGCTGTCAAGCTTAGCGGACTCTTTCAAAAAGCGCAGGATCGCCGCATCGTCTTTGCGGGTGTCAAAGAAAACCTTGTTTAGATCGTCGTGCGCTTTTTTAATCTGTTCGTTAAACGCGCCCTGCTGCCCACTGGACTTGAACTCTTGCATCATCCGCGCAAGGTTCAGCGGGTCGTTACCAAAGTCCTCTTGGAAAGCTTTATAAATTTTGCTGCGCGCAAATCGCATCCGACGTTGCACTTGGTGCAACGCTTCAATCGCTGCAATCTCGCGGTTCTCAAAAACCTGCTTGTTAGCCAGCATCGTTGCCATCGTCTGCTCTTGGGCAGCAACAGCAGTTTCAAATTGTTGCTGAGCTTCTGCAAATTCTTTGAGCAGCGGGGCAAGTTCTTTTTTCAGCGGAGCCTCAAGCTCAGCCAGCCGACGCTTGGCGTCGTCCAGATTCTTGCGGGCTTGTAACAGTGCTTGGGATTCTGCGGCCAAGTCTTTTGCAGACATAGCCTTGAGCGTTTCCAGTTCGGCGCGTTTCTGCGCCTCCAGTGCCACAGCTCGCTTACCAAGCTCAGTCGCTTGGGCACGGGCAGCATTGATCCGCGCCATGAACGGAGCCACACGCGCTTGCAGCCGAGCCAGCGTCGGCATGCCCAACCCCATAGCGGAGCGAACCTGTTGCAAAGCGTCAGACGCCAGATACTTTTCTAGTTCGGCGTAGCTGCCAAAGACCGCAGGCTGAACTTCTTCAGCGGCAGGCGTCGTACTGATCTGACTAAACGTACCAGCAGGCGCGGGTTTTTGCGGACCTTCAAGTTCTGTGCGGCGCAACTCTCGTCCCGGCCCTAACGGCAGTTCCGGCTGGACAGCACGAACAACACGTTTGCCTTCGCCTTGCGCAAACTCGCGGGTTTCAATTTCAGTCTCAGACCGCTTAGCCTGCTCAACTGCTTGCAGGGCGTCACGCATAGCTTGCGTGCGTTCAGGAGCCACGTTCTTTGGATCACGGGCAAGGTCGTACAACCAAGCAGACACATCCTGCCGTGTCTGCGGGCGCAGCATCATGCGCAGGTTGTCGGCAATAGCTTCCAGCAGATTGCGTTGCTCTTTGCTATGCGTCTTCGGGTCTTTTGCCAGTTCTCGTGAAAGCTGAGTTTCCACAGCGTCGGCGCTAACCGTGCGGGGCGTGAACGTGCGGGTAAACTGGGTTGTGTCGCCTGCAATAGCTTGAGTGCGAAGTTCTTCCAGACCTTCACGAATAGACTGGGCTGCGGCAAAAGGGCTACCAAAGGTCTGCTGCCCCGGCGCGCGAGACTCTACAGTGGGAAAGCCAGCACCGGGAACTTCGCCGGTAGTGAACTCACCTTCTTTAGTTTGTGTGGGAACAAACAGGTCTTTGCCCTTTTGCGACAGATTACGCGTGTCCCCAAATCGTTCAATGAGTTCACGCAGCAACACGCCTGCATTGCGGGTAATGTCTTGTTTCTCGCTGTCCGTTAGTTCGCGACCACGCGTTTGTTGAATGTCGGTAATCAGGCCGGAGATCAGGCGTTCACGGGCAGCATCTAGTTGTTCACGTTTGGCTGCGCCTTTGTTGTAGCGGTTGACCAGATCAACAATCTCAGCAAACGCTTCTGCCCGACTTTCCGACGCCATCTGTTGCATTGCAACAGACATAGGTGTTTGGTTGGCACCGACCCCCTGCCCCAACGCTTTTTGTGCACGGGTCTCTGCTTCGTCAATCTGTTCTTCGGTCATCCCGCTTTCAAACAGACGTTGACGTTGCTCACCTGTCAGGCGGAACTCCGGTGCAGCCCCGGTTTGGAACTTGCCACGAGAAGCTTCAGCGTCGTCCAACTTGCGCAGCGCATCAATAACTTCCAGTCCGGCTTTGTTGTCTCCGGAAGCGCGCGCAACACGAAGGTCGGCCAGCAGTTCACGGCGCGTCTTAGGTGCCTGCCCCAGCACGGTCTTAGATGCGGATTCGCCAAACAGTTCGCCTTGATCTGTAATCTCCGTCTGGCGGCGCAGCTTCTCCATAGCTCGCGCTTCAGCTTCGGTATCTCCTTCGCGACGAGCAAAATCAAGCTCGTCCAAGGCTTCCAGATAGGCGTTGTAATCCGGTGCCTTGCGCACTCCCACAGGAGGTTTTGCAGGAAGCTGCCCTCTAAGCTCCGTATCGCGGGCAGCCATTTCTTTTTTGGCTTGTTCTTTTAGCTGAAGTTCCAGTGCACCAAGCAACGCCTTGTTGTCCTGTTTAGACAGGTCTGGCATCGGCGTGCGGGTCTTGACGATCTGATCTGCCATGACGGGGTTAGCCATCAGGTAGTCGATGCGGTCTTGAAGCGTCAGCGCGCCGGCTTCTCTTGCAGCTTCAGTCTGTTGCGCAACGTACTGCTCGACCGCCGTAGGCTCCGGAGGCGTAGGTGCCTCTTCTTCCGGTTTGGTCTCAAAACGCCCACCACGCGGCACTTGCATGCCCGGGCCCCGCAGCATCTGCCCCAACATAAACTCTTCCGGCGAAATCGCCGCAAGACGCGCCTCTTCATCGATCTTGGCCAGCAGCGGCTTGACCCGATTGCTTTCTTTTGCGGCTTCTGTGAGCTTGGGCGCAAGTTCTTTGAGCTGCGCTTGGATGCCGATGTTGGCTTGCCGTTGCTCTTCAGTTAGCGTCTCGCCTTTGGGGGCCCGAATAATCTGCGCTTGCAGATCACGCTTTTGTTTCTCCAGTGCCGCGCTTTCTGCAACGACCTGCCGCATGTAGTCGGGGTCTTGTTTGCGCAACTCTTCTGTTTGGCGCTCTATCTCTTTTGCCTGCGCGGCAGCTCTTTTGGCTTCGTCTTTCTCACGCTGTTCGGCTTGCTCTGCCTGCGTTTTAATTTTGCCGCGCTCAAACGCCCGACCCGGGACAGCCAACGTGCCACCCAGAACAGCGCCACCAACAAAGCTGTCAAAGTACTCTTTGCGGGCTTCTTCATCAGAAATGTTCAGGCCAGCCTGCATGCGCTCAAGAACCTGCTGGGCAGATTCCGTCAGACCTTCAACACCAGCAACTCGGCCCGACGTAGCTACATAATCGCCCAGCGTGCGACCCAGATTTTGCTGAGCAATCGCCTTGGCTTGGGCCTCAGTAACTTCACGCCCTGTAGCACCCAAGATATTGCGGATGCCGGGGACCATGCGCAAGCTGATGGTGTCCAGCGCAGCGGCGGGGATAGCCGCAAGGGCTGCCGTGCCTAGCTCGGTTTCACCCAGCTTCTTGCCCGTCTCCATCTGGCGAGAGAGGAACGAACCCGTGAACTGTCCGTAAGAAGCAAGACCGGCGGCACCAACAGCCGCAACAGGCCCTACAGTAGCAGCCGTCGCACCAGCGACAAGGGGCGCGGCCATGTAGGGGAGCGAGCCGCCCAAGAGCTCACTAAATTTAGTGAGCGGGGCTTCGCCAAACGTCTCGGTAGGCTTGAAGGTTCGGGCTTGGTACTTCTTCTGTTCTTCGATGTACTTTTCAGCCGTCTCCTGATCAATGGCACCGGTGCGCCCAAGAAGGGTGGCAATGTCACTTTTGAGGTTAGAAGCGCCAGCTTTGAGCGCGGCGATACCACCAGATTTGGGGCCTGCTTCTGTGGGCGCGGGCTGAGTAGCGCCAAAAGCGTCGGGGTAAAGTTTGCGTGCGGCTACCAACGCATCAGTAGGGTCTTCGCCCTCCCGCAACGGGAACCACGAACCGTCAGGAAGTTGTACTGATTTAGCCACAGCAGACTCTCAAATTGTGTGCGGGGTGGCGCAACCCCGCATGTTAAGCGCCGTTGTATAAATTTTACCCGTTTTACCGTGGGCGAGCATTCTCTACATCTGCTACTTTTGGACGATACGCCCCCGTTGCCGCTTTGATTGCTTTAGCAAAATCTTCCGGAGACAGCGGGGTAGACATATCTTTCTTAGCGTCGGCAACGTGCTTGCCGTACAACTCCGCAATCTTGGCATCAGTCAAGCGGTCTTTCAAATCCATAAGTGCTGGAAGACCCGTGCGCAACTTGTCTGTGTCAGTTTCTCCGGTCCCCAACAGCATAGCCGCACGAATTTCTCCCGGCAAAGCGTTAGCGCGGGCAGTAGCGCCACGCTCTTGCATAGCTGCAACTCTTTCGCGGCTAGCAATCTCTTCCCGAGTAGCGCCAACTTGCACCGTCTTATCAAAGATCGTTTTGGCCGTCTCACGGTTAACTCCGGCAGCTTGGCGAAGACCGTCGATCCCGCGCTTCTCAGCGTCGATCCCCACTTGGCGAATCTTGGACTCAGCCGTTCGAACTTCTTTGGCACTCATCTCAGCACGGTTAAGCTTCAGCTCTTCCATGCGGTCACGGGCCTCGTCGAGCTTCTCCTGCGCCGAGCGAATCTTGTCCAGACCGGAAGCGAACTGCTCCGTACCCACCCGAGCGCCTTTACCAATAGCCGTAGCCAGCCCACCGGGAGTGGACATGATTGCCAGACCAGCGTTCAGGAAAGCAAGCCCGGTGTTTGTGTCTTTTTGCTTACCAATCTCAGCAGCACGCTCACCTAACCGGGCCTCACGGCCTTTAAAAGCGTCTGCAAAGCGAGCCTGATCGCGCTCAAGCGCGGTCTTCTCAGCTTGCGCTGCCGCAAGCTCTTTGGTTTCCAGTGCCTTCAGTTGCGCAGCAGCCGGGTCGGTGTAGTTTTGTGCAGCAAGTGTCGTGTTGAACAACGAAGCCAAATCGCCCAGACCACCCCTTTGAGTGGTGGAAGCAGCACCGGCAGCAGCAGCGCCAGCAGCGGAAGCAGGGGGCGGAGAAGAAGACTGCTGTGCAGGGGCAACGGAGGAAGCGGCAGGGGGAATGCCACTTACGGGAATTTCTTCTCCTGCCGCAGCCAAACGAAGTTGTTCCGCCGCAGGCGGAAAGACCATAGCAGGAGAGTTACGCGGGCCGGGCGGGCTACCGGCAGTGGCAGCCGCTGCCATATTACGTGCGCGCTCTTGTTCCAACGTCTCGCCTCGCGCAGCAGCGCGTTCTTGAGCAGCAGCTTTTGCATCAGCTTCAAGGCGTTCTCTGCGCGCACGCTCGGTAGGCGTCTCTCCGCTATACATCCACTGCATCCATGACGGAACACCCGCCACGTTGCCACCGACTTGATACCGCTCAACATCCCCGCCGTCACGGAATGCCACCATGCCGCCACCGGCCATAGTCTGGGGCTCCATCTCTTCTTCACCAGCTATGCCACCAGCGGGCATACCTGCCATGCTGGGTGCGGGCAGAGCGCCAATACCCACGTTCTCAGGCATGGCCGGTTCAGCCATCTGTGCAATCTCTTGGTCAGCCACCGGGGGTTGCGGTTGCATCCCAGCCACGCCTTGCTGCGCGGTGCGCATCTTTCTGCGGCGGTTGGACTCCGACACGGCCAGAGACAGCGTGAACGGATCGTCCTTGTGCATCTGCGCAAATTGTTGCAGCGCAGGATCAGCCATGAGCGCCAAGCGCTCGGTCAGGCTGGCAAATTCACCCATCGTTTGCATAATTACCCCCGCCCAATTCTGTCGAGTGCCAGTGCGGCAAGGCCGCCTGCGGGCGCAGACTTAACCGCGCCACCCTTTTTCATCAGTTTGCTTGCGCCATACAGTGCCGTGCCAGCCCCAGCCAACTGCGACAGCGTCGAAGGCTGCCCACCGTACAGCGTGTTAACAGTGCCCATCGGGGTGCCGCGCAGGATGTTTGACATAAACTCAAGCTGCTGGTACGGATACCGTTGCTGGTTCATGAAGTCTTGATATTGCTGCGTCAGGCCAGCTTGTTGTTGCTGCTGTTGCTGCGTGCCGTACAGGTTTTGAAGCTTGTTGATATCCATGCCCTGCTGGAACTGCTGGCCGCCAAGCTGCCCCATCTGACCTGCGCCTTGCAGCGCGGTTTGCAGACCTTGCAAACCCAGACCAGCGCCATATTGGCGAGACTGTTCACGAAGCTGTTGCTCACGGGCAAAGTTTTGCTGCGCCTGCTCATAAGCAGACATCAGACCACGGGCACGAATATCACCCATCTGAGTGCCTAGATTGCGCTGGCGCTCGGCCTCAATGATTGCCTGACGGCCGCCACCAAACGCGCCCGCACGGGTAGCTTGTCCCATGTCCGCCACACGCTGCATCTCAGAGCTGCGCTGCGCTTCCCGAAGCTGCGGCTCCATTGCCTGCTCGATGAACGGGTTCATGTACTGAGCAGCCCGCCCAGAGGTGAACTGGCCCATGCGGTACGGGTCGTAGCTCGTGCCCAGCGCGCCCATCGTGGCGGCACCGGCCATCTGCCCAGCTTGTGCGGTAGCTTCGGAAGGCTGCATACTTGCAGCGCCTTGGAACGACTGCTGTTGCATGGGAGAGAATCCAGCAATGCGCTCGCCGCCGTAGGTCTGGTACGGGTTCTTGTTGATGTCCGTCAGAGCTTGGGCTTTACCCAGCGTCTCTTTGGCATACGGCTTGGCCCAGTCCGGCAGATCGGAGACCTGCGTTTGAGTAGCAGGAGGAGGACTGCTATCGCCACCACCGCCCAAGTGCAAACCAAACACGCCCACAAAACGGAGCGTGGAGATAATAAATTTAATCGGGTTCACTTAGGTGCTCCTTGCGGTAGTCGTCGAACCGCTCGTAAAACATGGCCTTCCAGACTTCCGGCAAAACTTCTTTTGCTCTCTCTGCGCCAAGGCAAACATGGACTGCGTAGGCAACGATGTTTCCAGCGGCGTAGCGCAGGCTGTGCGCAATCTCAATTCCGTGCGGGTCTTTGGCTTTCTCAAACGCGTTGGCAGTCTCATACGAAGAAACCACCACCAACCACATCGGCAAAATCTGTTCTTGAATGGCGCGGTAAAACGGATTGGCAGGCAGGTAAACCAAACAGGTCAGGAAAGCGCGGTTGATGTCGTCGGCGCTCACCGGCTTATCCCGGTCGATCATGTCATCCCATGTGTGCGCCAGATTCACGAACGCACGGTACATGTTCAGGGCATCTTGATTGCCCCCGAACCACTCCAGTTTGCCTTCGTCTTTCATGCGGGCAGCAGCTTCTCAGAGCGGCTATCAACAGCGACCTTGCCTTTGCCAACAGTCTTGTTGCGGTTCTTTTGCACGCGGTCCATCATGGCGTACAGCTTGCGCGCACCAGCTTCAGTCGAGCCGTTACCCAGTTCAGAGACGATACGGGCCGGGACCACGAACTCACCATCGGCAAGGCGTGCGGGGCGCTTGTCGGCAATAGATGCAGGGATGGAATCCGAGACGCCGTCACCGGGGCCTTTGAGCAACCGACCGCCATCCGAGTAATCGCCCAGATGCGAGATGCCGCCAGCAGCGTACATCTGACCACCGTTGGCCATCATCATTTGCGCATCGTTGCGATCAGACATGCGCTCAACCGGGAGGTCCATCAGGCCACCATCGGCAGCCATTGCTGTGGTCGGGTACAAACGCTGATAACTAGGACGGAAGTATTGAAACTCTCCCACATCACCAACGCGATACGGAGGCATCTCACGGTTGGGGTTATATGCGTAGCGATATTGTTCGGAGTCACGCGGAACATCAACAGCCTTTTGTTCCGGGAACAGCGTAGGCGCGAGAGCTGCCGCACCGTATTTGAGGTTGTCGCTGGTCAAGAACGATGAAGGTTTTTTCGCAATTGCCTCAATACCGGCCTTCGCGGTGTCCATCGGCGTGGTGGTAGCAAGCTTATTAATGACCGACCGCTGCGCAGCTTCATCAGCAATGGTTGCAGCCTGCCCAGAAAAATCGATGGGCGGATACGCAGGCGCAACGGTAGCAGCAACAGGGGGTGTGACGACGGGAGCGGCGGGCGTAAGACTTGGTCCCGTCAGCTCAACTCCAACTGCGGGAGGCGTCCCGCCAGATAGATAGCTGTAATCCGTCACGGGAGGAACCGGCGCGCCCGCCCCAGCAGAAATTAACCCAGTACCCGCACCCATCACGCCGCCCATCAGACCTGCGCCACCATAGGCACCCAGCCCGGCCATGAGACCTTTAGAAAGACTGCCAGTGCGCAGCGCTTGGAAGCCGCCAACACCCAGACCGATAGTGGCTGCTTTGCTCAACCCAAACAAACCGGGCGCTGCCGCACCGCCGGTGGCAAACATCAAACCAGCGCCAATCAGCGTGGGGAGGAGGTTCTTCAGGAAGCCTGCTTCAGGCAAGCCAGTCTGGGGGTTAACAGTCAGCGAGCCGCCATGCGCCATCGCCAAAGCTTGAAGCCCCGCAACTTCTTTCGGGGCCATGTGAACGAGCATCGTGTCCGGCCCCCGACCACGGGAAGCCATATCTTGGGCGAGAACTTGTAGGCTCATTGGGGCCTCACGGAATGGGGGTTAATTGAGTCTAACATGGGGGGTTTAATCCATCAACGGCTGATCTCTTCCCAATCAAGGGAAGCCAACACCTGATGCCCGTTTGCATTCGATGCGCAGATAAGCGTCAGTTCGTAGGCGGTTGCCGTGAACGGCTGGCGTTCCAACTGGAAGGCAAACAGCGCCTGCTTCAGGATATCCACCGAGGTCGAGCCTTGGTTTGAACCTTGGAAGAAGCCCGACGCCAAAACACGCCCAGTGCCGGTGGTGAATGCGGTCCCGGTGAGGTTGTACTCCACGCTGGAGTTTGTACCTGCGCTCACCCAAGTGCCCGCCGTCGTCGTGCCGCCCGCCACCACCCGCCAGTTGTAGTTGGCGTTGTTGGTAATACCAAGGATTGACAAAGCGGTCAGGATAGCGATGGCATCCAGCCGGGTGCTTTTGAGGCGAAGAGAGACAACGGGGTAGTAGGTGCTCGCGGTGGTCAGCGTTGTTGGGCTGGCAATCGGGTTGCCCACAGACAACTGCGCACCGGCAAGCTGGTAGCCGCCCTCAGAGATCACCGTGGAGCAGACCTGTTTGAGCGTGCTGGCGCTGGCCGTAGCCGCCGTGTTCTCCATCTCATACCGCAGAGGCAGGGATGCCGTGGTGATGTAGGTCGTAGTTACTAAGTTGGCGTGGTCAAAGTTGTGCGCCGGGACAAACTGGCCGTTGATGATGAAGCCGGTACGCACCGTGCCCAAACCCAGCCACTCCACATCCATGTACAGAATCTGCGCCTTGGACGAGTCCAGCGTCAGACCGGACGGGCCGGTGCCATCCAGCGGGTCTTGGTTCCAGTTGGCCTGCGCCACGCGGGTGTTGGTCAACACGCCCGTCACGCTGCTGCGCTCGACCATGTAATTGGTGGAGCCATCGCGCTCAAAATAGATACCGTTTGCCGCCCCGTAGTAACCCACGCGCTGGCGCAGACCCGCCTTGGCGTCGCCCATGACGAACGTGGACATGACCAGCAAGCTCTTACCCGGCTGGTAGGAGAACACCTTGATGGTCTCGCGGATGATCTGATCCCCGCTGGCCGTGCCGACGGTCAGGTTTACCAAGCCTTCGTCCTGATTGAACGTTGCTGCTGCCGTGCCCGTGATGCTGTTTGCCCACAGGTTGTTGTCGGCGTAGCGGTGGGAGGAATCAAACAACGTAAACGGGTTGCTGACCCGCAGCCGCCCAAACGCATCAAGGTTTGTGCCGGTGATCTCTACAGGGAGTGCGTCTAAAGTAGCCACGAGTTGCCCCAGAATGTTGTCCAGCCGGTTGAAGTACAAGCGCAGAACGTCAGCGAACTGATCGTGGTAGCGCTTCTCGTAGTCCGGCGGAGCAGTGGGCAGGCGCGGGGCGACCACCCGGTTAAGTTCGTACTGTGATGTGACGATCAGAGTCATCAGCGTCTTCCATCCGGGCGGATATCAATTGCCGGAACACCCAACTGCCAGTTCACACCCAGCCCGTCGGAGCTAACTTTGAACGCCATCTGTCGGCCACGGATGCGCGTGTAAACAATCTCGGTGAACTGCTGCACCGTGTAGTTGCGCTGGCTCTGATAGTTCTGGGTGCTGGTCACCGTCGGGGTGTCCGCCGTGCTGTAGTTGGCACCGGGGTTCTGGCGCGGGCGCAGAGTAAACGTGACCTGAGGGTTGTTGACGTAGGAGCCGTCGAACGTGATGTCCGGGATCATGCGCCATGCAAAGCCGTAGTTGTGTCCGTCACCGATGTTGAAGTCGGCAGACTGGATGTAGGACGAAATCGCGCTGGGCGGGTTGGTGGTGCCGTCGTCTACACCGCTCTCGTGGTAGACCAACTGATTGCCGTAGGTGGTGGCCGACGGAAAATCGCGCAGGGGCGTATCCAGCCATGCGGTGCGGCCCAAATTGCCGTAGCTCCAGATGCGCTCAAGATGGTTGTAGATGACGTAGCGGTCAATCACGGTGGAATTGGCCGAACAGTAGAACCACCAGACCTCGTTATAGCCCTCGTTCGTTCCCGCGAAGAACTGGTACTGCTGCTGAAGGTTGATGTCGCCAAAGATGTACTGGCGCAGGGGGCAGTACAGGGTCTCCACGCGGCCCGAGTACATATAGAACTTATCCAACCCCATCCAATAGGTGATGTTGGCTGCGGTAGCGGCAGCGTTGGGGCTGGCAATAGAAGTGTTGCTGCCCAGAATCTGGAAGCCCCACACAAACGGAGCGCCAAGATATTGCATGGAATAGATGGCTGCATCCGTCCAGACCAAGATTTCCTGTCGGGCCTGCAAATGCGCAACGATGGTAGACCCGGTGGACAGGCGATAACTGCCCGCCTGATTCGTGGCAGCGGGGGTCCACGTTGCGTAGTCTTCTTGGTCAGACCAGCGGATAAGCAGCGGGTCAAGGTCGGCAGAGCCGTAGTCGTTGCAGCCAAACGAAATCACAAACCGCGAGGCATCAGACACCGTGACCGCGTTAGAGATCGTGGGGCAGCCAGAGTCGGTGGTGTAAGGGGATGGGCTTGTCGGAGACAACAACACCGCCCGGTCGTAAATTAACGGGTTGGCGTTTACCTTCCACAGATACAGCGCACCACCACGGGGGTTGATGATCAGGTCTTGACCAAAATTGTTTTGGCTCCAAAGACGAAGCTGCGCGGCTACACCTGACGTTGCCGACTGCCCCCAGCCGGTGGCGTTGCTGTATTGGTTAACAACATCTCCGGAATTATGTGCGACCGCTGTGCTGCCAACCCCACGGGTGCAGCCAGTGAACGTCGTGGGCGTGACCCCGGAATAGGTGATGTACTCGCCGTTGATGCCGATAGCACCAGACGCAGCAAAACCCGTCGTAGACACTACCGTGATGGTTGTTGCGCTGGAGTTGAGCGCGCCGTTAAGCGTGGTGGTCGCAGCAATTGTTACCGTGCCGCCATAGCCGCCAGCACCCCAGCCCGTGAGGGTGGTAAAAATTTCTTCGCCAATAGAAATCTGGTACGCAAACGTAGCTGCACCCGTAGTGCCTGAAGATGTGGCAGGAGAAGCAACGACGATGCTGTAGGTAGCCGAGTCAATGTAGGTGAGGCGAAACTCTTTATTCAGCGCGGATGCAGGGATGCCGTTGACCGCACCGCCGACACCGGAGATCGTGACAAAGTCGCCGTTCTTTGCGTTATAGCCCGCATCGTTCACGATAACGGTGGTGGAGCCGTTGGTCGTAGTAAAGGCGTTGGCCGCAACGATATTGGTGTCGCGGATCGGAGTGATGTCGTAGAAGTCGCCGCCGTTTGACTGCTGGATGTAGTACTTCAAGTGCGTGCCCAACCCCATCAGGTTGTAGCTTGCAAGAGTCACCCAGTTCCACAGCGAACGGCAGGTGCCCCAGAACGAACCCGTTGGCGGTAGAAGGCCGGTTTCCTGCGTGCCGGTGTCTCGGTTCCAGCCGCCCAACTTCTCGGGATAGCCCGAGCGAAAGCGCACCTTGTCCATCTCAAACCAAGTGCCTTCGTTGGCAAGCGTCGTCGATTCCCGGTTCACACCGGGTTTGAGTTGGAGTTTTTGCAGTGGCATGGGTGCGCCCTTTTAAGCGGTCAAGACCTCTTGCGCGTGTTTAATATGCGCAATCCGGTCGTCCAACCCAATGGTACCGCCGTTGATCTTCTTTGTCATTCCCGTGTAGTCTTTAGCATCAGCCTCTTTATTGAGCTGCCGCTTGTTCCAGTACCACCCGGCGGTCAAGGCTGCGTACTTGGGGACCAGCACGTAGTCCGGCGAATGGATGAAGTCCATGTTCAGGGCGTCACCGGCCAGCGTGTAGTTGTCCTTGCCGGTCAACTGGATCAGGCCGCGCCCGTGGTACAGCCAGCCGTCCCCGGTCTCTTCGGTGCCGTTGCCCATGCGCCCGCCGTAGACCTTGTTGGCAATCTTCTCGGGATTGCGGGCGTACTGTTTGGCAATCTCCATCGTCGGGAACCGGCTCGGCCAAGTCTTCATCAGAGCCTCGGCGCTGTAGCTCAGGTTCTCTTCCAACGTCTTGAAGTTCATGCTCTCATGGGCGCACTGCCCGATGAACGCAGCCTGCCGCTCAGGGGTGTTGATCTCGTAGCGATGGAAGACCTCCGCCAGAGGCTCGGCCCACGAGGGGTCGATCTTGAGTTTGGTCAGGGTCTCAGTCAGGGCGAGGATGGTCATTTGATTGCAGGTGCTTTAGAAAGGAGATCGGTTTTGGCCTGCGAACCTGCGCTAGAACCAAAGTAATAGGCGATGATCCCGGTCCATGCGGTACCGAGGGAGCCCAGCATCATCAGGATGGCCGGGTTGTTGGAGTCCACCTTGCCCAGCAGCATCATCACCATGATGCCGAAGAACCCGAGCGTGACGATGGCAGCCAGCACGGGGGGCACAATGGAGCGGGTGGTGGCCTGCATCTCACGGGCAGACTTGCGGTCGTCCACGGCCAGCGATTCAAAGTTCAGGCCCAGTTCATTCTCTTGCCGCTTTAACTCAATCTCGGCCAGCTTGACCTGCGCGATCTGATCGGGCGTCATCTTGTTGCTGGAGATCAGGTCTTGGACCTTGTCCTCGTCCACACCAACGGCTTTGGAGATAGCCGAAACGGCCATACCGGCCAAGGGGCCGCCCAGCGCCGTAGCGATGGTTGGAGCTATTTGTTTGAGCCATTCCATTACTTTTTACTCCTTGACAGCATGGTCGCTGCGATTTGCAAAAGAACCCGGTACTGATCCACATCCGGCGGCTCCTCTTTCCACCCCACCGTGATTTGGCCCACGAACTTACCCTGCTCTGGCGGCACGCTGATACGGCAGCCGTAGGTCATACCCTTCTCCATATACCATAACCCAATCTCAGACTGGGCGGTCTTGTAGTGGCCGCAGGGAATCTCGCTTGCCATCAGCGCCACGACATCCCGGTTGTTGGCTGCGTTGGCGGTAAACAGGCCGACATCTAACCCCTCATGGGTTTTGTCCCTGCCGTCTTTGGTGTAGGCGCGGTGCAGGACGCGGGTGCCAAACATCGGATTGACCTTGAAGATGGCAACTACCACTGCCTCGGTGTTCCGAAACAGATGCGCTGCGGCATCCTCTACCCGGTCTTCAGCGATGCTGGGGAGCTTTTGCTGCTCCTTGTATGCCCCGATCAGGAAGGCTTGGTTTTGCCAAACGAAGTAGCCCACGAACGCAAAGACCGCCATCAAAATGATGGCGAACAGTTTGAACGGCGAGTCCACATACCCGAGAATCTTCTCGATCAGGCTGTTGGGGTTAACCTTCTCGTCGCTCATGACATCGCCTGCCGGATGATGAAGACCACGATGACGCCAATAATGATGACGCAGATAGCCCCGCCGATAATCTGAGCTGCCAGCAGGCGCTCGGCCACCACTTTCTTGCGGGCGATGCGGGCTTCGCGTTCTTGTTTCTCGCGCGCCTGCTTGATCTTCATCCGCTCTTTGAGCATCATCTCCCAGAGTTCTGGGTAACCGCCGTAGACCAGCATGTGTTTGAGTTGCTCCTCAGATTCACGCAGTTGGTTGGCCTGCATCACGATTTCCATCGCCCGGCCCGTGTCGGATTTGCCGGACTTGCCTGCGTCGTTGGCTGCTTTCTGAACGGCATCTCGGGCGTCAAAGAAGCGGCTGAATTCCCCGACAAGGCCGTTAACGTCCTTGCCTAATTTAATGGCCTTTTGAATGCCAGCCACCGCAGCTTGCGCGGCAGCAAATGCGGTGAACGGATCGATCATATTCAATCACCAAACAAGGTGTCACAGCGTCTGGGCTCCGACGGTTGTTGGCGGGTTGGGTGCCGGTTCAGG